CTAAAGCCCCAAATCCTTCTTGATTTTTAAACGAGTGCCTTCTGGTATTTCTTTCTTACCGTGAGAAGGAAAAACACTTTTCTTACCATTTAACTCAATAATCATGTGAGATCCTTTTCCCTTACGCTCAAAGTTTACACCTTGGGCTAGAAGCCATCGTTTAAACTCGTTGTAGCTCATGAGCTGCTCCTGTTTAAACAATAAAATTATTATAAGACATTTATGTCTTATGGTCAATCTTTAATAAGACAATTATGTCTTTTTTTAAGAAAAAATAAGACAAAAACGTCTTATATTTTCCTTGCAATCCTCTAGGAAGAGAGCGAAAATCTATCTTAATAAGTAAGCTAAAATATTGTTTTATAGGTTTAAAATGAAAGAAATTATTGAGACACAAACTGCAGAAAATATTAAGCGTGCACAGATGAAGCTAGCTTTAATTAATGAACAGTTGTTAGAGTTAAAGGAAGAGGATTGTAATAGTCCATTTGCAAAGATGAGTATTCAATATATCAATGATGAACTAGCAAAAATCATGAGTTTTATGAACCCATAAAAAAAGCCCTAACGGGCTTTTTTAACAACTCTATTTCGGCATTATAAGACCATAATTTTTAAAACGTATCACTTCATCACCAGCCCATTCATTGAACTGAAGTAGCCGTGACTGAAGAGGTGTAATTTCATTATGATAGAATACTTCAGTTGCCGATTTAATATCACCGAATCCCCCTGCATTGCTCGGAACTACACCCATGAGTTGTGGCGGTATTCTTAATGAAGCCAACATGTCATCACGACTGATTGATTTAATATTTATGAAATCGTCCTTTGCCGCGATTTCTGAAGTTGGTATTACTTGGATACCATCTTTTTTACCACCTGGACTGTAGTAAAATAAATTTCTAAAATTTCCTGGCCCTTTACTTTCTTTTAGTGCTTTACGCAAATTTGAGATGTCGTTTACATCAGCAGCTGGATCGCTAACATACAAAATAAATCCTGCATGCGAACCATTGTTATAATATTTTCGCCGAAACAAAGTAGCTGATTCATTCAACCATGCACTTTGTAAAGCTGAAATATATTCTGGCGTTCCATAGATTTCCTGATCAATATCAGTTTCCCGGATGTGACAAATTCGATCTTGAGCAAATTCGAACTCTTCATATCCTCGGTGACTATGATTCAAGTAAAAGAATTGTCCTTTATGTTCACCGGCCCGAGTGTATTTTGCCAGCGCGGGTTTAAATTCAATTGTATTGTGAAGACGTGACCTTACATCTTCAACAAAGGTGTTACCGCACCAGATAAAATCTAAAGATATTTGTTCAAATGCCTTACGGCTTAGGCGAGGATGTGGAACAAATAAGTTAGCCAGGAAGTTTCTCTTAAAAATAATACCGCTGCTTAAGTAGGGAGTAGCTTTATAACTTTTCGAAAGTCCAGTTAGGCTAACTTGAGGTTCATACCATTTTCCATTGAACCAGCATTCCATATAGTTTGATAAGTCATGGCCATCAAGTACAGGTACCGCATCACCGAAAGAAAAGGCCTCTGCCTGCCCCGGAATTATTTGTTGTGACTGTTGAGGTAAATAGCTCAATGCAGAGTTCATCAAAGTTTTAGCAGTTGAAAAAAGGTTCATGAATAAATCTCCAAGACGGATGTATTTGTTTCTGTAATGCCTGCCAGTGGTTCGTTATAGATCGCATGCATAAGTGCCCAAGCGAGATCGGCATGACCTATTTCTTCTGAACGTCCAGCAGTAAATGTGATTTGTGTTTGACTTGCCGTCATTGTTTTTTTGATGCTCATTAAAGACTGAGTTAAGTCTTTATCGCCTGCATCATATTCGAGTCGACCATTGCGAATAACATCTAAAGTTTTATAAACAAGTTGAGCTTTAACATCCGGAGAATACTTAAATGCATGAACAGCAGGGAAAAACTGTTTTACCAATTCAGCAACACCGATTCCCATACCAGTTGTATCGACTCCGATGTACGTCACGTTATAGCGTTTAGTAATATTACGAATATGTTCAGCTTGTTGAGCAAAGTCATCACCTTTAAATTGATGACGTTCTAAAACCCGGAACTTTCCACTGGCTACAGTTGGAGGAGCTACTACTACAAGGCCAGCATTATCACCACTTAATGCCGGATCATATCCGACCCAGACAGATTTATTGGCAAATGGCCGAGTGTGCCAAACTTTGAAATCTGACCAGAGTTCTAAAGAGTCGACCATACAATGCATGAGCATGTTAAGTGGGAACATGGACTGTCCATCGTCCACAAACTCACACATCAGCAGATTCTGAAAATCTTCTGCAGAGTATTCGAACCTTAGATCATCGATGTTAAATAGATCACAGCCTCCTTCTTCTGCATCAATAATCGTGACAACTTGTCGCCAAATTTTATCTTCACATAACCGACCATTTTTTAATGAGGTATGGGATACGTCGATATTGACCTGTTGATTCTTCGGTCGGCCTTTATTAAAACGGGCACCTGTCCAGAATGGATGTGCTTCATGCGTAATGGTAGAAGGAGTCGAAAAGTAAGTTTTACGCCACTTTTTATGTAGCGCCATTGCTGAAGCAACTTTTTCTAGCTCATTAAATCCATGAGTCCAGAAAAACTCATCAAAATAAAAATTACCATGGTGTCCTTGAGCAGTACGATAGTTCGTACCCAAGAATAAAAGCTCAGCACCATTTGATAAAACAATCGGATCACCAGTCAGTTCAACTCCACACACATCAGCAGCAAAGGCTTTAATGTAGTGTTTAAAAATATGAGCTTGTGCTTTTGATGCTGAAAGAAAAATCTGATTTCGACCGGTTTTGAGCGCATCTATTAAGGCTTCACGGGCAAAATAATAGGTTGCACCGATCTGTCGGCTTTTTAATATTGCCCGTGAACGCTGATCCATTGCCCGGTACCATGTCCACTGGTATTCAAACAGGTTTTCTTCAAACGCTAGAACCAGCTCTTCAATCTGCTCTTCAGTGAAATGATTCGGAACTTTTTTGCGAGGAGCAGTATTACGTTTTCTGATCTCTGGATTTAAATCAGCTTCAGTACCATCATTGCGATACTTTTCAATCCGGGCAAATTCTTTATAAGCCCGCATCAACATATCAATTTCTTTAATGTCGCCAGATGTCTTTTTATTTTTAAGAATGAGCACCATCAGACGTACAGTTAAAGCATTTTCAACACGATTTTCAGGTTTTTCTTTTTCCCAATCTTCGCGTGTTTTCCATGCCTGAACTGTACGTTCATTTTCATTAAGTACTTCTGCAATATCGACAATTTTCCACCCAAGCCAATACAAGAACTTGGCTTTAAGTTTGTTGTCCATAATCAGATGCAAATTTGCTATAGGGGATAAATCATTCATTGCCATTTGCTGTTTGCGTTAATGTGCAAACATTGGCAGTACATAACTTAATATTCAGTCAATCCCATTTGTATATGGCTCATATACAAGCCTATTGAATTGCAGGAGCTATACATCATTGCCCATTCTGCACCTATTCAAAATCGTGATTTTTATCCGTTCTTAATTAATGAATAGGTTTGCAAATGAGCAAAGAAGACAAAGAAAAGAAATACAAATCGAAATGGTTCTGTATTGCTGTAGCTGGTGACACTACCGATGGTCGTGAGATCCAAGCTGATTGGATTATCCAAATGGCACAAAACTATAATCCAAACACCTATGGCGCTCGGATCAATGTTGAGCATTTGCGCAGTATTTATCCTGGTAGTGTATTCGGTGCTTATGGTGATGTCCTGGCTTTAAAAACTGAAAAAGTTACTATTGATGGTGAAGAAAAAGATGCATTGTTTGCCCAGATCGAACCGACGCAAAGTCTGATTGAACTGAACAAACAAAAGCAAAAAGTTTATACATCAATCGAAGTAGACCAAAATTTTGCAAATAAAGGTACTGCATACCTGATTGGCTTAGCTGTAACAGATAGCCCAGCATCATTGGGTACGGAAATGCTTCAGTTTGCAGCAGGCGCAAAAGTCAATCCATTGGCTGACAAAAAGCAGCGTCCAGAAAACCTGTTTACTGCAGCTCAAGAAGTCACTCTTGAATTTGAAGAAGTGAAAGAGCTGCAATCCTATTCCGCAGGCTTACTCGATAAAGTCAAAAAACTATTCTCAAAACAAGAACAAACAGAGAAGAAGCCTGCGGAATCTTTTTCTGAACAAGAACAAGCCATTGTTGAAATCGCTCAGGAAACAGCAAACCAAGGTCAAGCCGTTTCAAAACTTGAGAGTGATTTCAACACTTTGAATAGCGAGCATGAGCAGCTCAAACAAAACTTCAATGAATTGAAAAGCAAGCTGGACAGTGAACCGGATACTGAGCCACGTCCTACGTCTGGGAATTCTAATTTCAGTGAAGTTGTCGATTGCTAATCCAGTTCGCTAGCCCTTACCAGTATTAAAAAGAGTACACATCATGCGTAACGTAACCCGTTTAAAATATAATGCTGCCATGAAGCAGTTGGCGAAACTAAACAACGTAGAAAAAGTTTCTCATAAGTTCAATGTTGAGCCATCAGTTCAGCAAAAACTGGAAGATAAAATTCAGTTGTCTTCTGGGTTTTTACAGAAAATTAATATTTTCTTGGTAGAAGAACAATCTGGTGAAGCAGTAGGTCTAGGCATTTCACGTCCAATTGCATCACGTACCAACACAGGTACCACGGATCGTCAGGCAGTAGATCCATCATCAATGGATGAGCGTTTCTACTTTTGTCGTAAAACAGATTTTGATACGGCCATTAAATATGGAAAATTGGATCAATGGGCGAAGTTCAAAGACTTCTATGCACGTTTTTCTGGCCAGATTCAAAAACGTCAAGGCCTTGACCGTATCATGATCGGCTTCAATGGTACTTCTCATGCAGCTACCACGGATATTGTTGCCAATCCTAAATTGCAAGATGTGAATAAGGGCTGGCTACAAAAAATGCGTGAAGAAAACGCTTCGCGTGTCATGGCTTCCGGTGCTGCTCAAGGAAAAATTACTATTGGTGCAACTGGTGATTATCACAATGTCGATGCTTTGGTTATGGACATGTGCAATGAACTGATTGATGAAGTTCATCAAGATAATCCAGATCTGGTTGTACTGTGTAACCGTAAAACAGTTTCAGACAAGTATTTCCCTTTGGTCAACAAAGAGCAGGATAACTCTGAAAAACTGGCAGCGGATATTATTATCAGCCAAAAACGTATGGGTAACTTACCTGTATATGCAGTGCCGTTCTTCCCTGAAGGTGCCATCCTTGTGACCACTTTCGACAACCTTTCAATTTATGTTCAAGAAGGTGCTCGTCGTCGTACTGTGATTGACAACCCAAAACGTGACCAGATCGAAAACTATGAGTCTTCAAACGAAGATTACTACATCGAAGATCTAGGCCTTGCTGCATTAGCAGAAAACATCGAATCGGTGTAAGCCTATGTCATTAGCACGTAAACATTTCATGAAACACAGTGCTAAAGCAGCAGCCGAAAAGGCTGCTGAATTCGGCACCATGCAAGAGCAGTCTTTTTATGAATTGCAACTTGCCCAGCTTAACAATGACCGTCATCGCTTAAAGCAGATCCAATCTACTGAAGCAAAAATCCAGCTTAAAAAAGCATTGGTACCAACATATTTACCGTATGTCGATGGAATTATTGAAGCCGATAAATCGGTTCAAGATGTTGTATTCATGACAGTTCTGGTGTGGTGTATCGATGTTGAAAATTATACCAAAGCATTAGAAATGGCTGAGTTTGCACTCGTGCACAACATGATCATGCCAGACCGCTTCGAACGTAAAACTGCAACGTTGGTAACCGAAGAAATTTCCAACGCATTTTTAAAGCAGCTCAAGACTAATGCCGAAGTTGAGATTGAAGTACTGCAACAGATGGAACAGCTCGTTGCCCGAACGGATATCGATAAAGAAATCCTGGATATGCCAGACCAGGTTAAAGCAAAGCTTCAGGTTGCACTAGGCAAAGCTACGCTCAAACAGATCCAGAGCAAAGATGAACCTAGCCAGTCAGATATTACATTTGCTCAAACTGCTCAAGCGTATTTGGAACGAGCAATTGAGTTGGATGAAAAGTGTGGAGGCAAACAAGACTTAAAAAACATGGAAACATTGTTAAAAAAGTTCCCACCACAAACACCAAAACAGGCTGAACCGTTGCTCAATGCAGATGGTTCGCAAGTCGTAGATGACCAGGGTAGCCTGCAATTTAAAACGACCTAACCGAGTGCCCACGCACCGCACTGGCGAACAATGGTGATGTCATTACAAAGTAATACACATTAAAACCATTGTTCCCACCAGTGCACTAATTCTAGAGAGGTAGAACATGGGCTTTTCAGCAAATGGTAATAATACACCTAGCCATATCGTTATCAAAAGTGACCCGTTCTATCCTGTAATCGCTCTTGATGATGTCCGCAAGATTATTCGTATCGACAGTACAGTAACTGATGATCGTCTGAAGCAGAGCATTATTGAAGAAGTTATTGATACTCACCGTTTACTTAACCGCCTTAAAGTTGAGGCGAATCTACTTTCAGACCTGGCTAAGGATCAGATAGACGGAAAGCCAGATACTGATTATTTGTACCTCTCTGCAATAGCTAATGGTGTGGCTGCAAAAGTTAATGAAACATATCGCAACTACGACAGTTCAAATACCGGTGTCAAGAAGGCTGAAGAACTTGAAACCACCATAGATGATTACCGTAGGAACCGACAATGGGCTATCCAAACATTACTTGGAGAAAGCCACAGTATTGTTGAGCTTATCTAATGGCAAAAAAGATTATTGCTATTCAGTACGACACTATCGATGCGATCTGCTGGAGAGAATATGGCAGAAGTAATGGCGTAGTTGAAAAAGTCCTTGATGCGAACCCTAAGCTTGCAGAACATATTTTTCTTGAAATGGGTACTGAAGTCACTCTGCCAGATATTGAAACGCCACAACAAACTAAACAAACCATTCAGTTATGGGACTAATTAAAAATGGCAGAACCAACAACCACTACAACAGCAACAATCGCCAGCCTTAGTGCTATGTCATTCCTACCATTTATTAATGGTAATGCATTGCTCGGAGCTGTACTTGGAGCTGCCTTCATTGCAACAACAGAAAAAGATTTAACGGCATGGCAGCGCCTTCGAACCATGCTTTTATCAACAGGTATTGGTTATTTACTTGCACCAGAAATAACGAGCCGAACAGTGATTACCAGTGATGCAACTGCAGCATTAATTGCAGCAATATTTTCACTACTCATTCTGGTCAAACTTGTGGACTGGACAAAAAAAGCAAAGCTATCCGAGATGTGGAAAGCGTTTAGAAATGGAGGATCGTCATGATCGAAAATTTATTTCAGGTTATTGCTCTTAGTGCATACCTGTTTTGTGCCTTTCGGATTATTTGTTATAGCCGTAATGGAGCTGATTTCCATCGAGGTTATGCATGGCTTGCTACCGTATTGATTGCAGCCTATTTAGGACAAGCTGTACATATTTTACTATTTAAAGACCCAGTTACGGTTTGGGATGCTTTTTTTGCAGTTCTACTTGCTGTGTTGACTTTCAAGACAAAAGGTAACGTGGCCAAGCTTATCTGGAGTCCATCATGATTATAAAATTCGGTGCTCGAGGCGATGTGGTTGTCAGCATTCAGAAGCAATTAAAAAGTCTAGGCTTTAAAAGCAAAAACGGTAAAGTACTGAGTACAGATGGCATTTTTGGTGAAAGTACCGAATATGCTGTTATGCAATTTCAGAAGAGCAAGAATTTATTGGTCGACGGGAAAGTAGGCGATAAAACCCGTGAGGCTTTGGCTGGACAAAGTACTTCTAAATTCTTAAAAGATAGCGATTATATTGCTGCTGCAAAACGTCTAAAAGTCTCTGAACTAGCCATTCGTGTTTTTGGTGCAACAGAGGGCCGAGGAGTCGGTTTTCTGAAAAACGGTAAAGCAAAGATCTTATTTGAGCGCCACCGTATGTATCACTACTTAGTTCAGCTCAAGGGAAAAACATTCGCTAATGCTCAAATGAAGCAATATCCAAACTTGGTAAATACGGTAACGGGTGGCTATAAAGGTAATGAAGCTGAATATACCCGTTTGAGTTTAGCAAAGAATATTTGTCCTGAAGCTGCTCTTATGTCATGTAGCTGGGGCCAATTCCAAATTATGGGCGAAAACTGGAAAGAGCTGGGTTATACATCTGTTTTTGACTTCGTAGATCAGATGCAACAAAGTGAATCTCTACAGCTTGAAGCCTTTATCCGTTTTATTGAGTTTAAGACCGGTATAATTGCTGATAAAAAAGTAGCATTAATTGATGCACTGCGAGCCAGTGACTGGCATTCAGTTTTTACTCTCTACAATGGTACCAGTTACAAAAAGCTTGGGTACCAAGCCAAATTTCAAAAAGAATGGGATCATCTGGAACCGATCTATGGGGAGCAGAAAGCAGCATGATAGCTTTATCACTTCTCAAACCGTTAGCAAAGCCAATCCTGGCTTTGCTTTTTTGTCTTTTTATTTATTTGATATTCCATTATCACAATGGTTTACAACAAAAAATAGGCCAGCTTGAAATCTCTCTTGCTGAGAAACAGCAGATTATCGACATTCAAAATCAGAATATTGATGGCATAAAAAAGCAGATAATTTTTCAGGCACAAGCCATTGCAGATCTGCAACAGATTCAGGCTGAGCTGCAGGAAAAATCAGAACAGAAAAAAATTACGATTAGAGAGATCCTTAGTCATGATCCAGAAGCTAAAAGTTGGGCTAGTCAGCCTGTGCCTGACTCTATCCGCAGCATGTTCAACAGCACCAGTCCAGCAACTACAAACTCAGTATTATCCAGTTCTAACCGCATGTAATAAACCGTTCATCCATATTAAAACTAATGAAGACTTAATTTTTGCACTTGAAACTACAGAACTGGCCAGAGCTATATGTGCTGCAAAAGTTGATTCAATTATAAAGATTCAGGAACATCAAAATGAAGAAACCAGATAGCCTAAGAACACACATGCTGGCAGCTGTAAAAGAGCTTCAGAGAGATCCAGAGCGTATGCTGATATTTGTAGATAAGGGCAATATTCGCTGCACAATGGCTAATGGTCTCTCGTATGAATATGTTTATGATCTCAACTTTATATTGACCGAATTTTCTGGTGAACCAGAAGCTGTAATGCTGCCTTTACTTGATTGGTTGCGTATCAATCAAAATGAACTATTAGTTAATCTGGAAAAGAATAGGGAGTCGCTTAAGTTCGAGGCGGTTCTTTTAGATAATAGGTCTGTCGATCTATCAATCACATTACCCATTACTGAACGTGTCATCGTTAAGCGTAAAGATGATGGGGCGCTTGATATAAGTTTCCCAGATGAGCCTCAGTATGAAACTGCAACAGAACCGAAACTATTTAAATTAATTGACCGTAAGACAAGTGAAGTACTTGCTGAATGGATGTCTTCTGAACCAGAAGAACAGTATTTTTAGGAGTATATAATGGCGGATCTGGAATTACTGGCTGAGCATCTTGGAAATATGCTTTCACAGTTAAGTGATGCTGAAATGCGTAAACTCGAAATGAGTGTTGCGCGTAAACTACGTGCATCTCAGAAAGCACGTATTACAAAACAGCAGAATCCGGATAGCAGTAAATATGTACCTCGTAAAACACGGCTGCGTGATAAAAAAAATAAAATTAAGAATAAAATGTTTAATGTCATTAAAAGTGCAAAATATATGCGTATTGAGCGAAATGCTCAGGGTGTTGCAGTCGGTTTCGCAGGACGCGTATCTTTTATTGCCCGTGTTCACCAGTTTGGTCTTCGTGACAAAGTAGAGAAAGATGGGCCAACAGTTAAATATGCCAGCCGTGAGCTGCTTGGCTTTACTGAACAAGAAATAAAAATGATTGAAACAGAAGTGATGAATCATATTTCCACAAAATAATTCCATTTGTATATGGCTCATATACAAGCCACATGAAATGCAATAAAAAACCATCTGCAACACGATTGCAGCATGAGCATAGAACTACATCGACGTCTTGAAAACCTAATTCGTCTAGGAAAAATCAAGACCATTCATCCGTCTAAACCCTTTTCAACAGTTACCGTCAACCTCGGCGCGATTACGACTGGAAAACTTCGTTTTATTTCTTTAAGAACAGGAGCAGACCAGACTTGGGATCCACCAAGTATTGGCGAAGAGGTTATCGTATTTAGCCCTTCAGGTGTACTTGAGATGGGAGTAGTTATTTATGGATTAAATAATAAGGACAACCCTGCAATATCTGATGATCTGAACAAAAAAATCCGGCTTTTTGAGGATGGCTGTATTTTGTCTTATGACGTAAAAACACACCATTTAGAAGCTGTTTTACCTGAAGGGGGAACAGTAGATATTGTTGCTGATGTTCATATTACAGGGAAATTATCCGTATCAGAAACAATTACTGCTGAGAAAGATATTTCAACTTCTGCAGATGTGAAAGCGGGCAATATCAGCTTGAAAAGTCACAAAACATCAGGCGTTAGAGGTGGTTCTGAAAATTCTGGAGTACCTATCCCATGATGTCACGTCACAACGGATCAATGTTATCTGAAGCTGAGCATATACAGCAGTCTTTAGAAGATATTTCAACGACACCTATCGGCACAAGAATCATGCGTCGTGAATACGGGACGCAGTTAGCAGATCTCATAGATCAGCCTATTAGTGAGGCACTCTATCTAAAAATATATAGCACACTGTATTTAGCATATTTGAGATGGGAAGACCGCATTGAGATTAGTCAGATGCAAGTTGCTGAACTAAAGCATGGACGTCTGATTTTAGACATTACCGGCTTTTTGAAATCGACAGCTAAACAAGTGAATTTATCAATTCCAGTAAAACTAGGGGCCATGTCATGAGTACAGTTGACTTCTCTCAATTACCGGTTCCGAATCTTGTGCAAGAGTTGGACTATGAATCACTTCTTGAAGACCGGAAAGCAAAATTTATTTCATTATATGAGCCGAGCGAACAGGAGTCTTGGCGTAATATTCTCAAGCGTGAATCTGATCCAGTAGTAAAGATTCTTCAGGAAAATGCATATCTGGAACTGCTCTATAGAAACAAATGCAACGCTGATGCCCGATCTTTATTACTAGCATATGCTGAAGGCCCAGATCTAGATCACTTGGCATTAACAGAATACGGCTTAGTTCGTTTAGTCGTAACACCGGCTGATTCATCTGTAATACCACCACGTCCTGCCGTATATGAAACAGATGAGCGATTAAAAGAACGCTGTCTGTTGCAGTTTGACGGTATGAATACAGCCGGCTCTATCAATGCTTATCGTTTTTTTACATTATCTGCAGATGGCCGTGTCGATGGGGTTAAAGTTCACTCAACAATTGATAATCCCTATCTGCTTTATATCATTATTTCTCAGATTGATAGTCAGACTGGAGAAGCATCTCAAGAGCTCATAGACATTGTTCAAGCCGCTCTAGATCCAGAAAATGTCCGTCCAGTTTGTGATCGGCCTGTTGTTCGCTCCAGTATTGCCCAGACATATCAAGTTAATGCCCGGCTTTTTATTGGTAAAAATGCTGAAGATTCTTTATTGCTTGAGGCAGCTAATATCCGGTTAGAAAACTACATCAAAAAAGCACGCAAGAATGGTCAAAGCATTCGTTTATCAGCCTTATATGCTGCACTACATATAGATGGTATTAATCGTGTCGTTATTGATTCACCAACTACAGATATCGAAGTAGATATTTATAACCATCCTCACTGTACAGCAACTAGTATCACAATTGGAGGTACAGAGTGAAGACTCTTTTACCACCAAACTCGTCCTTATTAGAGCGAAACCTAGCAGAAGTTGGAAAGGATATATTTGATCTTCCTTCAATTCGCGCCATCAAAGATATTGACCATGTTCCATCGCAATTTCTACCTTTTATTGCTTATCAAAAATCAGTCGATTATTGGGATGATAACTGGCAGGACTCACTAAAACGTGAGGTTATTAAAATTTCTAAGCAACAACATAAGATTAAAGGTACTGCAGCTGCAATCAAGCATGCATTAGAACCATTTGGTTATGAAGTTAGGCTTATTGAATGGTTTAAAGCGACCCCTAATCTGAAGCCTGGAACTTTTAATCTTGAACTTGATCTTATTGGAAAATCTTTAAGCCAAGATGTTTTTTATGAGGTTAATCGGCTCGTTTCAGATGCAAAATCTGCTGCTAGGCATCTCGGGAATCTAACAATTACATCCAATCCAGTTCTGATCATTCAAAACACTTTAATTCATCAAACTGCACTTACTTTCTGCAGTCTTCCAAGAGATTAAATATGGCTGATTATTATAACGTCACAACAAATCAGGGTGATGCAGAAATTACTGCAGCGATTGCATCAAATACTAAACTTGCCATTACCCATATTGCATTTGGTGATGGAAATGGTTCGGTACCTACTCCCTCCAAAACTCGCACATCATTAGTTCGGGAAGTACATCGCCAAGCAGTAACCAAATATGAGCGTCATGTCACTAATGCAAATTGGATTGTTATTGAAACAATTATTCCATCGCACATTGGGGGATTCTGGGTTCGTGAAATGGGAATTATAGCGAATGGGAAATTAATTTCTCATGGCTCCCATGCACCATTTGAAAAAGTCGCCGATCCATCCGGAGTGAGTGAATATCGACTTAAATTCACTCAAGATGTCAGGAATGGAAGTGTGGTCAGCATTAAACTTGATGAATCACTTATTTATGCCTCTCAGGCATGGGTGAATGAAAATTATATTCCTCGAAGTAATATAGTTGACAACCTAATTACTAATGATCCTAAAAAACCACTTTCTGCAGCTCAAGGTAAAAAATTACAAGATATTAAGGTAAATAAAGTTGAAACTAGTGCTGATGGAAGTATTGCGCGGTATCAAGATCTAATCGCAACACAGTTTAAGTTGGATAAAGTTAAGGGTGCGGTAGTGATCCATTTACCGGTATCACGGAATAAAACTAATACTATGCTGCTTTGCACTTTACGTGGTTATAACTATGACCTTAACAATGGTGCATGGGAGCTACGGATTAGCGGTTATAGCTCTTATACATGGCTGCAATACAGTGCAAACATTACTGGTCTGGCCCCATTCAGCCAAGTGCAATTAGCACAAGCTTCTGACCATCAGGTTATTATTTTAGGTACTCCGGATACAGTGTGGTCTTACCCATCCGTAGCACTTACTGAAGTACTCGCAAGTTATTTAAATTATACAGGGTGGGATACTGGTTATACTATCGCGGTTGAGACAGATCTCTCTATGTATACTGGAGTGGTCACACCTTCACTGTATGGCGCTCCACGAACTATCAATGGAATTACTTTTGATAGTTCAAAAAACATTGAAGTACCAGCAAAAGTTAATCAAATCACAGCAGCTGTAGATTTAAACACTTTACAGGAGCCAGGATTCTATTCATGTGAATCGAATTCGATAGCAACATTATGTAAAAACACTCCGGTAAATGCTGCTTTTTCCCTTTTAGTTGAAAAACATGCAGGTTACTCTCAAACATTCACTGACTATAGCGGTAGCCCTAAAGTTTATAAGCGTAATAAAGTAGGAACAACATGGGAGGCTTGGTTCCGTATTTATTCTTCTGTAGATCCACAACCAAATATTAATGGGAATGCAGGAACCGCAACGAAGCTGGCTACTCCACGGACAGTGAGTTTTTCTGGTGCTGCAACTGGTTCATATAGTTATGATGGTTCAGGCGATAGCTCCTGTATTCTGACACTGGCCAACTCCGGCGTTGTAGAGGGCACGTATAGCTCTACTATCCAGATACCTTCTTTAACCGTAAATGCTAAAGGCCAGATTACAGGTATCTCTCAAAATGAAATACGTTACGCCTCTGTAGCTCAAACTGGCGTTGTTCAACTTGTTGATGACCTAGTTACAAATAATGCAACTAGGGCCTTAACAGCTAAGCAGGGCAAACTCTTACAAGATTCTTTAAATACTAAAGTCTCTAAAGATGAAATTAACTATAGCTCGCTTAGAACTTTGCGGTTTGATACTGAGGTTATATATTCAACAGCAGTGTTTAAACTATCTTTCACTTCTAATTTTGATGGCAATGTTGAAGTTGAACTGGGTTGTTTTGGTCAACATGTTTATTCAGGAAAAATTGTTGTTTCTGGTTCTTTTAATACTCATAGTGCTGGAATTTACAGACAATATTTACAGTGTATTGAAGAAATTGGAAACTTGTCACCTTATTTTTATATAGACCCTACTCTATATTTTGAAGGCGTAGGTCTACCTAGTTACATTTTAATATACAAAAAAGCTGAAACAACTGGAGTTAGATTAACAGTAACAGTAAGAGGCACAACACAGTCCGGAAATGAATCATTTTTAAATGGGGTATCACTTACTGATGTCACGGCTACAGTTCCATTGGTAATAAACCAAACCAATAAAGTTACTATTAATACTACCGGGAATGCAGGAACCGCAACGAAGCTGGCTACTCCACGGACAGTGAGTTTTTCTGGTGCTGCAACTGGTTCATATAGTTATGATGGTTCAGGCGACAGCTCCTGTATTCTGACACTAGCCAATTCTGGCGTTGCAGCAGGAACATACAGCTCTACTATTCAGATACCTTCATTAACTGTAAACGCAAAAGGGCAAATTACTGGTGTTTCACAAAATGATATACGTTCTGCATCTGTGACACAGACTGGTGTAGTTCAACTGGTTGATGATCTAGTTACAAATAATGCAACGAAGGCTTTAACAGCGAAACAGGGAGCTTTACTCAATAATTCAAAAATGAATCGTGGAGAGTTTGGCTTCGGTTCAGGTGAGCGATATGCAACTGAGAACCCTGCTGCTACAGCTTCTAGAGAAACACTACAAAAAACCCAGATGTATAGCTTTATTAATGAGGGTCAAGTTTCTTACGGTCAAGGTCTTGGCTGGAGCGTTGGAACACCAGATTACAGTAGTGCTAAAGCGCATTTTTTAATTGGTGGCCTTCTTAATAATAATTTATATCATGTAGCAGTTGATGATATCTCAAAACCAGAAGGTCAACGGACTGTTTTATATAACTACCTTTACTCAACAGCACATGCCGAGTTCGATGGTAAAGGTTATCTACGTCGTAATAATCAGAATACAGATGTAGTCATCACAACTGATATTAATCGTTACAGCCAAACGTTATACGAAACAAAGCTATTATCGCCAAATGCGACTAAATACTTTTATCTCTCAGATAGTGATTTTGGTATGTGGGATATAGCGAAAGATGAAACAATTCCGCTGTCTCCTCAGTGCGGTGGCACAGGCCGACGCGATGGTAATATTGATGGGAATGCAGGAACTGCAACGAAGCTGGCTACTCCACGGACAGTGAGTTTTTCTGGTGCTGCAACTGGTTCATATAGTTATGATGGTTCAGGCGATAGCTCCTGTATTCTGATACTGGCCAACTCCGGCGTTGTAGAGGGCACATATAGCTCTACTATCCAGATACCTTCTTTAACTGTAAATAATAAAGGCCAGATTACTGGAATTTCACAAAATCAGATACGTTCTGCTTCCGTAAATCAAACTGGTGTTGTTCAGCTTGTTGATGATTTAACAACTGATGATAACACTAAAGGTCTGACAGCAAAGCAGGGTAAAAAGCTATATGACACTCTTAATCAGATAGCAAATAAACCGGGTATCCGAGCCTGTATAAGCTTTAACAGTATCTCAAACCAATTTATAAACAATTCTGGCTTTATAAGCGTCGCAAACCTCGGCGGTGGACTATTCGAATTTACTCTATCAACGCCAGCGCCTGATGCCAACTATTCTATTTTTACAACTGTTTCGCAATACCGTGAAGCCACTTCCGCAACGATTGATACTGGTTTTGCTCAGACAACCACAAAATTTAGAATCAGATGCTTGTGGGGTGGAGATAATACGACCGGATCATTCAATCCTGCAATTCTGAATATCCACATTACATATTAATTAAAGGTAAGACCTATGAAAGTTGTTTATATGCAAGACAATGGCATGCTTGCGATTGTCGCACTAGCCGATGAAACAAACATTATTGAAGATGCACCGCAGCATGTACCATTGGGTAAGAAGTACAAAATTATTGAAGAGTCGGAGCTGCCGGCAGACACTCAGTACCGTGATGCATGGGCTATTGATGATGCAGATCTAACAGATGGTGTAGGGATAATGGCATGATTTATATCGACGTAATAAAGAAAAAAGAAATTGATCAGACACGGCTTAAACCTCTTACCAGACGACAATTCAAGCTGGTATTACTTGAAAAGGATCTACTCGATCAAATTGAGAATTCAATTAGCACAATTGAAGATGACAAAACACGCGCACGAATACAGATTGAATATACAGAAGCGACTGAGTTTCACCGTTCGAGTGAATCAATGAAATATATGATCAGCTTGCTTGATTTAACAGAAGCCCAGGTCGACCAGATGTGGGAAGAGGCACTTAAGTTTTAATATAATTATTAAAAGGTCTGATTTATAAATGTGCTACTACACTAATCGATATTAAAGAGAGTGGTAGAAATTCATTTGTATATGGCTCATATACAAGCCTAACCTATCGCAATTAAAAAGCCATTTTGTAAGCCTGTGAACTGAAAACAAAACAGATCACAGGCTAATTTTATGGCTGCTACAGATTCATATCATCATGGTGTCCGAGTCTATGAACTCAATGAAGGTACACGTCCTATCCGGACTGTTTCGACATCAGTTATCGGGCTAGTTGGAACTGCAGAAGATGCAGATCCGTTAGCATTTCCCTTAAATCAACCAGTACTAGTTACTGACCTTCCAACAGCTATAAGTAAGTCAGGCGAAAAAGGTACACTGGGCCGTTCATTACAGGCAATTCTTGACCAGACTAATGCAGTAACAGTTGTTGTTCGAGTAGAGCAGAAAACTGCTCAAGCTGAACAGACCTCTGCTGTTATTGGAGGTTATGTAGGTGGCCGTTATACAGGTATGCAAGCTTTACTTGCTGCCGAGCAAAGCTTAAAAGTCCGTCCACGAATTCTTGGTGCTCCTGGTCTAGATTCAGCAGCCGTTGGGTCTGCTTTGATTACTGTTGCACAGAAATTACGTGGCTTCGCTTATCTCTCAGCATTTAACTGTCTAACTAAAGAGGAAGCTGCTGCATATCGAGATGCCTTTGGTGCCCGCGAGTGCATGGTTATCTGGCCAGATTTTTTAAGTTGGGACACTTTAACCTCAAAGACTTCCACTTCTGAAGCAACTGCTCGAGCATTAGGTCTACGAGCTAAAATCGACAATGACACAGGCTGGCATAAAACGATTTCAAACGTTGCAGTAAATGGTGTTACCGGTATTTCGAAAGACGTGTTCTGGCAATTGCAAAGTATGGACACAGATGCTGGCTATCTCAATACTAATGATATTACTACACTCATTCAGCGTGATGGCTTCCGTTTATGGGGTTCACGTACATGTTCAGACGATCCGCTTTTCGCTTTTGAGAACTATACACGTACTGCACAAGTTCTTGCCGATACTATGGCTGAAGGACATATGTGGGCCGTTGACAAGCCACTTCATCCAAGCCTTGCGCGTGACATTGTTGAAGGCATCAACGCAAAAATGCGTGATCTGAAAACACAGGGTTACATCATTGATGGCCAGTGTTGGTTTGATCCAAGTTTAAACACAAAAGATTCGCTGAAGAGTGGAAAGCTGCTACTAGATTATGACTATACGCCAGTTCCACCACTTGAAGACCTAACTCTGCGCCAGCGCATTACTGATCAATATCTTGCAGACTTCGCGTCTCGCATGAACGCATAAATAATGGGGATAAAGAGCAATGGCTTTACCTAAAAAATTAAAAATGATGAACCTCTTTAATGAAGGTGAATCATATATGGGCCAAACCGGTGAAGTAACCATTCCAAAATTGGCACGCAAGTTAGAGAACTGGCGTGGTGGTGGTATGAACGGTAACGTTAAATATGACTTGGGCTTAGGAGATGACATCACAGAGTTTAACTGGAAGTTAGGTGGTATTGATCCGCTTGTACTTAAACAGTTTGGGGCCACAACTGTAGCAGCTATCGGCTTACGTTTTGCTGGTTCATATCAGCGTGACGATACAGGTGAAACATCATCGTTAGAAATCGTAGTTCGTGGTCGTCATGAAGAAATAGACTTCGGAAACCAAAAATCTGGAGATGATACTGAAAAATCGATTAAAACCATCTGGTCATATTACAAGCTCAGCATTGATGGCGAAGTCCTTATCGAAATTGATATTCCAGGTCAGATTGAAAAAGTAAATGGTGTGGATCTGATGGCTGCCCATAAAGCAAATATTGGACTTTAATTTTCCTTTCCTTCTGTAGTCCAGTACTGCAGAAGGTTTTTTATCAGAACTTTATTTAAGGAATTTGCAATGCAAACTCAAGAACAAATCGAAAATCAAGTAGCTATCCAAAATCCAGATATCCAGGTTATCGAACTGGATGAACCGTTCAAAATCGGTAGTCAGGAAATCACCGAAATTACAGTACGGAAACCGAGTGTTCCGGCCCTAAAAAAGATCCGAATTGCTGATCTGCTAAATGGTGATGTAAATGCTATTTGTACAGTACTACCTCTCTGTACTAGCCCTTCATTAACACCACAACAGCTCAATACTCAGGTAGATCCGGTGGACATCGTTCAGTTAGGCGCTGCAGTTATCTATTTTTTGCAACCGAAATCAGTACGTGCGGAGCTATCACAGCAACTGTAGAAGATGCCATAGCCAATATTGCGGTGGTTTTTCAATGGCCACCGCAAACTTATGAAGATATGTCTCTCACAGAACTGATGCAATGGCATCAAAAGGCCATTGAACGCAATGGATCAGATGCCGAATGAAAAAATTAAGACTTGAAGTTATTTTTGGGGGACGGGATAAACTTAGCCCGGCCCTAAAAATTATTGCTAATAGCAGTACTGCTGCTACAAAAGCTCTAAAAAAAGCGAGAGATGAAGTTAAAGCTCTCAATGATCAGCAGAAAAAAATTGATGGCTATGCAAAACAAAAGAAAGCCGTTCAAGATAATGCAAATGCACTAAAAGACTTGCAAAGCCATATCAAGAATTTGCGTCAGCAAATGTCAGTTAATCCCTCTGCAGCTATTACAAAAGAATTTGAAAAATCTGTAGCAAAGGCTCGTAAGCTCAAACAGGAATATGAAAAAAATCGCATTGAGCTTCAGCGTATGCGTGCAGAAATGAATAATTCAAGGATATCGACTAATCGCCTATCTGAACATCAACAGCAACTTCGTACACGCTTAAATCAAGCAAATCAAGCCATGCATGAGCAGGAACAGAGGCTTAAACGCATGACGCAAATGCAGCAGAATTACCAGCGTACTTCGGGCAATTTGCGTTCTGCTGCTATGTATGGCACCGGAGCGGCATTGTCTGGTGTTGGGGTCATGTATCAAATGCGAAAGCCAATTGATGAAACCAAACGTACAGATGTCGAAGAAAATCGTATTGCTTCTTTAGGTCTGGGAAAAGAGGCTACAGAAGAGGCTATCAAATATGCACGAGCGATGCGTACATTCGGTACGTCGACCCTAGATAACCTGCAGCTAGTACGTGATGGAGTTACAGCTTTTGCTGATGTACATCATGCAAAGATGGTGGCACCTACATTAGCAAAAATGAAATTTGCTAACGAAGCTATGTATGGGGACACTGGGGCAGAAAATGAAAAAAAATTCATGGATATGCTGAAAGTTATTGAGATGCGTAATGGTCTCAAGAGTGAAAAAGCTTTTCATGAGCAGGCAAATATTATCCAGCAAGTAATTACAGCAACTGGTGGACGTGTACAAGCTGAAGAATGGCTTAACGTAATCAAGACTGGTGGTATTGCAGCAAAAGGTATCGAAAACAAAGCTTTCTATTACAAACTTGAGCCATTGGTTCAGGAAATGGGCGGATTCCGTGTAGGTACTGCAATGATGTCTGCATACCAGAACGTTTATCAGGGCCGAACCACTAAACGTGCAGCGAATAATATGGCCCGTTTAGGCTTAATTGAGGATGAAAGCAAGGTTCATCATGATAAGGCTGGCCAGATCTCCTTCTTGGATGTCGGCGCAATAAAAGGTGCTGCACTCTTTAAAAAAGATCAGTTCGCTTGGATGGAACAAGTACTGGTACCGCAACTGAAGGCAAATGGAATTACAAAAGAAGGCGATATTATTGATGCAATGGGAAGTATCTTTACGAACCGGACTGCATCAAATCTATTTGCTCAGATGTATATGCAGCGGGAACAGATACATAAGAATGCCAGGTTAAATGCTGGAGCCGATAATATCGATCAGTTGAACTCAAAAGCAATGGGAACAACAACAGGTAAGGAAATTGAAGCGAAAGCTAAGCTGCATGATGCATACTTAAAATTTGGTACTACTATTTTACCGATCTATACAAAAGCAATTGAGACTGCAACCATTGGCCTTCAAAGCTTTAACGGCTGGATGGAACGTAATCCAGGACTGGCTAAAATAATGGGAGCTGGTTTGTTAGGTATTGCAGCAAGTTTAATTGTTATTGGCGGGACACTTGCTATTTTTTCTCCGCTTATCCTGGGAATGCTAAGTTTACGCTTAATTATGGCTTCAACCTCGGCAAGTGGCCATATATTAAGTAAAACCTTTAGCTTTTTACCTACGGTATTTAATATCTTTAAAACCTCTTTGCTCATGGCCGGGCGAGCCTTTTTATGGCTTGGCCGTTTAGCTTTAGCTAATCCAATTGGCATGGCCATAACAGCAATTGGAGTAGCTGCTTATCTAATTTATAAAAATTGGGAACCAATCAAAGCCTTTTTTGTCAGTATATGGGGTGTTGTTACTACTACGTTTAATGGGGCTGTTAATAAAATATCTCAGATAATGAGTGAATTATGGCAACCTGTTCAAAATGCTGTCTTAAATATGTGGAATGGGGTGAAATCTGCATTTAATACAGGTATAGGATTTCTTAAAAATATTATTCAGGGAATTGATAATGTTTTCTCTGCGAATCCAATCCTTAACTTATTATTACCTTTCATTGGTATCCCTAGATTAATTATTGCGAACTGGTCATCCATAACTGGTGTTATTTCTGGAATATGGACCAGTATTTATACCGCTATAGCTAATGCACTTACATCAATTAGCAGTTATATCGCTTCAAGTTTTAGCTATATGGCCAGTTTTATCTCTGGAATATGGACAGGTATAAGCAATTTAATATCTATTACTTGGCAAGTGATCAGTAACAAAATAAATGCAGGCATGAATTTAGTTATTAACTGGATTACAGCCGGTTTTAATTCTGTCAGCAGTTTTGTTTCCGGAATATGGAATAGTATAAAAAATACTGTTTCCACAGCGTGGCAACGTTTATGTAATATCTTCGCGATTATTTCACCATTGCCATACATCTATAAAAGTTTTGAAGCAATTTTTGGTTATCTTGGAAAATTAGGTAGCCGGATGATGTCCATTGGTAGAAATATCATAGATGGCTTAATTGTCGGCATTAAGTCAGGCTTTGAAAAATTAAAATCTTTGTGGGTTTCAATTAATAGCTATATGCCCGACTTTATGCGTAGAAAGATGGATATTCATAGTCCTTCACGAGTCATGGCCGGATTGGGTAGCCATATCATGGGGGGAATTAGCGTAGGCTTACAACGAGGCTTTCCGGATCTAAAGACACAATATGCAAATGTTATGGCTTTATTCAATCCATCAATATCAAACTTATCTCCTGTAATTAATATTGAACCGGTATTTAGTGGAGCTTTGGATAACTTTAATTTAGGAAATTTGGATTTAACTCAAAAAGTTCAGATTGAACCAGTTTTAATAAATAAAAAATTTCCAGACTTTAAAAAAGTTTTCTCAGATGTCATGGGAATTTTTAGACCAGACATACCTGATCTAATTCAAAAAATTGATGTGGCTCCAGCATTGGCAAAGATTAAAACAGCCCAACTTCAGCCAGCAAACAAAATAGGTACTCATGTCACTATCCAAGGCGACACCATCACGTTCAAGCTCCAGACGCAGCCGGGACAATCTGAACAGCAAATAATGCAGACTGTAAAGAAAATGCTCATTGAGCATGAACGTCAAAAAGTACAACGTATTCGTAACCAGTTTAATGATTCAGAATAAGGAAAATACAAAATGATGATGATTCTAGGCATGTTTGTATTTTCAATACCGACAGCCACTTACCAAAGTCTGCAGCGTACTACTTCCTGGAAACACGCGAGTAATTCTCGCGTGGGCGACGCTCCAGCATATCAATTTACAGGTAGAGGAGAAGATACTATTAATCTGGAAGGTTCAATCGTTCCGGAGTTTGGGTCTCAGATGTCAATCACTGCATTACGGATGATGGGTGATACAGGCATGGCATTTCCGTTAATTGCTGGTAATGGCAAAATTTATGGGCTATGGAAAATTGACACTGTTGATGAAACACAAACATATTTTTATAAGGATGGAACGCCTCGGAAAATTGAATTCAACATAAAAATTAGTAAAACAACATCTGCAAGTTCAGTAATTAAAAATACTTTAGGTGCGATTGCCGGAGGGCTGTTCTAATGATTTCAGTCGGCAGTGCAATTTCAATGATTTCAGATCCACTAAATAATGGATATCCGCAACCCATCTATCGGTTAATGGTTGATGGTATCGACATTACATCAAAAATAAATTCCCGGTTAATAAATCTGAACCTTACAGATAACAGAGGGTTTGAGTCTGACTCTGTAGAAATCACTCTTTCAGATCATGATGGCTTGTTAAGCATTCCTCCTAAGGATGCTGAGATCCAGGTTTGGTTAGGCTGGAGTAATCAGGGGCTTGTATTCAAGGGCCGTTTTAAAGTAAAGGAAACGGAACATTCAGGAACACCGGACGTGCTTATAATCCGGGCCACTAGTGCTGATCTAAAAACTGGTTTAAAACAGAAGAAAGAACGTAGCTTTCACGATGTAACTATTCTGGAAATCATGCAAACAATTGCTATGGAGCATGGACTTGATATACGAGTACATGAGCAGCTGGCCAAGCATAGAATTGTGCAATTAGTACAGAATGAATCTAATGCAAATTTACTGACAAGATTGGCAGATGAGCATGATGCGATTGCAACAGTAAAAAACGCTACATTGTTATTTATTCCAAAGGGCCAAGCTCAGACAGTTTCTGGCCAAGATCTACCAACTTATTTAATTACACGAAAATCTGGTGATCAGCATCGTTATAGTTGTACTAATGGGGGCGAAGAAATTACTGCAGTGAGGGCATTTTATTATGATCCTGAACAGGCAAAAAAACTTGAAGTCGTTTTCGGCGATGCCAGTAATCAGAATATTAAAGAATTGCGACATATACATGCAGATAAGCAATCTGCAACATTAGCAGCTAAGGCCGAGTTAGTTAAATTAAAACGCTCAGCAATTACTTTTAGCTATAACTTGGCTTTGGGTAACCCGGAAATTATTCCAGAAATGACCTATCTTTTTGAAGGTTTGAAAGAGGAAATTGACGATATTTACTGGCTTGGCACTCGTATAACTCATTCATTAGATGGTGATAATGGATATACGACCAGCCTTGAACTTGAAGTTTTCTGCCCCGATGCAGATGATGTCGCTGAACTATTTGAAGATCAGTTTGAAATAGAAAAAGATAAAAAATGGACAGGGGTAGTAGTGTATTACCAGTCGGGTGAAAAAGCGGTGGCCATGACCAAAGGAGATCAGTCAAACCCCAAGCACTTCACTTATTTATATGTCACTAAAGAAGCAGCAAAAGCACGTCTTGATCGTGAGTATGCATTGCTAGATCCGGAGACAGGTAAATTTTCTGCTCATAATGAGCTTGAAGTAAAACCATATACTGGAATAAAAACATTTTATTCGCTGAAGGGAAGTAAAACGCGGCAGATTGTCACTAAAGGTGATCAATCGAATCCTAAAGTTATTGACCGGGTATATAAAACAAAACTTGCTGCAGAGAAGGCATTAAACCGTGAATATCCACGTCTTAATGCCAAAAAGGACATGCTACAGCAAGTTAAAATAGATAATTAAAAATTGGTAATGATCAGTTCATTACCATTGTGCTCCAGATTCGCTGCTCTGGCATTAACAGACCAGCGTATTTTTTTGTGCTGAATGTTATAGTCTTTAAACAACTCTCGAACTTCTAGAATGTCATTCAAGCTCAAAATAAATTTTCCTTTAATTTTATCTAGATGTGCCTTCATGTCATAAAAGTCCTGTTTAGACCAAATCCCATCCCCATAGTCCTTTTCACAGTCCCAATAAGGTGGATCAAGATAAAATAAAGTTTCATTGCCATCCATGCGTTTGATTACATAATCATAGTTTGCATTTTCAATAACAACATTTTGAAGACGTTCATGAATGGCACTTAAATGCGTACGTAAATCATCACCAAGTTTCAGGCTAATTTTACGGTCGCGACTATATGAAAAACTGCCATCAAGTTGGCAACTGAACGCAGATCGCAATAAATAGTAAAAATTAGCCGCACGTTGAATATCAGTTAAGCCTCGTTCATTTTTCCGCTTGTCATCAAAAAGAGTTCGAGAAAATAACTGATGTTCAAATTCAGCCAGAAATGCTTCGAAATGAAATTTTAAAATCCGATAAAGATTAATTAAATCATCATTTACATCGTTGATAACTTCTGCCGTAGAAGGTGTTTTTTTAAATAGAACCCATCCAGCGCCACCGAACACTTCTACGTAAGTTTTATGTTCAGGCATTAATTCGACGATAGTACGAGCAAGTTGTGATTTTCCACCAAGCCAGCCACTGAAGCTACGGCCTTTAGGATTGTATTGTGGAGTTGCAGTAGATAGTTGATTCATTAATCTTACCTGGATTAGTAGGACGCTCTTGGCGTTCAGGTAAGGCACTCACGGTGCTCGAAAATGTATTGAGTGTTTTACATCGAGGACACTTAATCTCAATCAAATCAAAATGGCCAATTTTCGCTAGAAGTTTAAAACAACAGCGACATTTCATGTTTTGCATGATTTTCACTACATAAAAAACCAAACGAATGATATAAAAAAACAACATTACGCACAAATATTTATTCTTTTGTATAAAATAGAATAAATTTTTATATAAGAAGGTAAAGAAATGTCATCTGCCCCAGCTTTTCATCAATCAAACTCAAGACCACAACTTAAATGTCCACATTGCGAAAAAGTAAATTTAAAGATTCGTCATAGTGAACAACGACATCCTCTACTTAAAGCAATATGGTTCCAGTGCCCTAATCTTTTCTGTGGCTTTACAGGAGGAGGTAATCTTGAAATTACCCATCAAATTTCACCTAGTGCTATTCCAAATGCTGAAGTCAGTCTTATGACATTCAAAGAGCTGACAGAACGAAAAGCTGCAAATGATGATAATTTAGAAGAGAAATAAAGATGGATAAAATCCAGGATATTCAATTTATTTTAAAAGGTGATTTTTGCCGTATATCAAAATTTGGGGACTATCATTGTTTTTGGGATATGAATGCTGAAGGAACTCTAAAAGCTAAACAGCACCATCATCGCAAACTATTAGCTGGAACATTAATCTCATCTATGAGAGGCTATTGAAATGGCTTTTTTATTGATGTTATTTGCTTTTGTATCAGCATTTTGTCTGAGTCCATCCAAGACCTTATTATTCAATTTCGGTTTATTGGTTATCGCAATGATATTTTCTGGATTAGCTGTTGTAATCAAATTGCATGAACATTAGAGGGCCAATAAATTGAACTCAGAGCAGCTTTTTGAATTATTTTTTAATGATATAACTCCAGAGATGAATCCTCCGGGCATGTCCAAATACCGAAGCGAAGGCATGTATAAATGGTGGCATGAAAGATTTATGAATGCATTGAATAGAGTTGAAGAACCTCGTGCCTTAAGAAGCTGGGCAGAAGCACCGCAAATGTGGCTGGCAGGTTATAAGGCGTGGAGTGAAAGTGAGTAATCCGGAGTAGTAAAAGGTCGCATTAAGCGACCTTTTTAAATCTAAAATTTAAGGTGACAAAGCATCTTCACCAATTGTTTTATATATTAGCTCTATTAAATGGGGATCTGCTTCATAGGTATTCAACTTTCTTAGTAATGCGTATTTTTCTATATAATTTTGAAGTTCTTCATCTTCTAAAGAAATAATGAACATGCAGAACATTTCATTAATACTTTGATAAGACACGAATATTTTAATAGCAGTTTTGGTAATTCCTAATTTACTATTTTCTTCAATAAAACGAAGAATAAAACAGAGATACTCAAAATACTCATTTTCTAAAAGAGCATTTCTAGAGCTTGAATGTCCATTGCTAATAATATCTTCAAAGAGAAGTTCTACTTGCTCATCAGTTTCATTGGCTATATCGTCTGCATAAAGAAAGTGTGCTTTAATAGGTTTCAATGCTCCTTCTAGGAAATATTCAAAAACATAATGCCCTCTAGCTTGACTTTGACGTGACAGTTCTAAATCTTCAACTTTTCTTCTTTTTTCATCCAAAAATCTAAATAAAAGATTATAAAAATTCTGAACCTTAGCATCATGAATTTGTTGGGCATTTAATGTTGCTTGCTGTTCAGTAATTTGCCTTTGCTTATCCGCAATTAAATTACTTTCTTTAATTTCATTTCTTTGAGCTTCTAGCTCCTGACGTTGCGCCTGTAGCTCCTGGCGTTGCATAAACAGGGAAATAATTAGAATTGCAAAAGCTAAACCGCTGAATAAAGTATTCAGGGATCCATAACTATCACCATAAGTACCGTACTGATCCCCAATGTTTTGGAACTTGGTTCTTTCTATATCTTCCGAATCAACGACTTTAGATCCATTAGCAGGTGTCGCACCTATTTTATAAGGAACTACAATTGGAGCTGGCTGTTGCGGAAGTTTTTCATCCATAAATTGCATCCAAGTTGGATAGCAACGCCAGATAAAAAAGATAAAAGTGATAGCAAAGCCAATCCCTATAATCTCTTTCCAAGTATTAGATATTGAACAGCGCATTCTTATTCCTCTGCAGGTGAAACACCCACCCACAGACCGGTCACTTCATTGGCTAGAGCATAATATTCAACAGCACCGATTACTTTTTTATGAGTATTTTCTTCTTGGTCAATGTGTTTTAAAGCGGCTGTAATTAGCTTAATCAGTTCATTCTTGGCTTCTGTATCAGGGCTAATTATATTTGCAGTAATTCCACTCAAAATTAGCAAATCTATCATCGCTTTTTCATATTCTTTTGTACCTCCCACAATAAAAATTAATTCTCTTAAAGAACCGTCTTTATTGACTGTACCAGTCAGGCCAACATCTTGAGAAAATATAATTTGGAAGGTGTCGCGTACATCACCAGTTTTAATATCAAACTCAGCCAGAGGTCGAATAGTTTCAATATCCAAAGTTTTAAGTTGTCTATTAAATTTTTGTCTAAACTGTTCCGGCGTCATACCTATATTTGCTTCAGCTTTAACCGGCTGAATTTCCTTTTCAGCGACTATAGGTAATACTTCATTTTGTATAGCCTGAGCTTCTTTATTGTCTACTTCGGGTGCAAATACACCAATTAAAGCAAATAAAATAAAGTTCAAAGCAAGCCCATAAAGCAAAATATGCTTTCTGGATAAAGCAGGCTTCATACGAATACTTGTCAAAGATGGCTTGATTAAAAAAACAACCATTCCAATAAATGCTATAAATAGTAATAAGGTAAAAAAGTAAGCCAAGATTATCCCCGTTAATACATTAAAAAATTAATTAGTGGCTCATATAGGCAAATTATAAAGAAAATTAGACAGATTTCGATTCACTTGTTTTTTCTTCAGTGGTCTTATTTTGCTTTGAATTCACCATATCAAGAGCTTTGCTTACTAAAGCATACATATTAGCTGGTAAGTCTACTTCATTACCTTGAGCAGAAAACTTTCCTTCAGTAGTCTGATTAAAATAACTTGGAATAAGACTTTTTCGGATTTCCAATTTATCCTGGTCACTCATTCGACTAATAAAAGGTTCTAAAGCAGCCAGTTGAAGAAAAGTACGATTATTTTCTTGATAACATTCATAATGCTTAGAGGCTTGTTTAGAAAAATAAAAAGCTAAAACAAAAAACATTAGTGAAATGGATAAACGAGCTAAAATAGTAAAATAATTAGTAGCTACTGGAGGATTACTGCCCCAATATTCAACTATTGGTATCATAAGTATAAATATAGTACAAATAATAGCAGCTATAATAGAAAACCCTGTAAATGAGCGGAATTTTTTATATTCTATTTTTTCCTCATCAGCTTTTCTACTATAGTTCTCCGTAAGATTATAAATACCAGCATTTTCTACAAGATTAATAAAGTCTTTATGAGTATCTATAGTATTATTTAAATCGTCTTCTATTTTTTGTATTCTCTTTTCAGAATATAACTCAATCTCTACAAAATTTTGTTCTAATTTATCTTCTATATCTTTCTTGTTTTCACTTAATATTTTAGAAATAGTATTATTGTATTGTAAAATTTTATGTTGAAGATCTTCATTATTTTTTTGTATATTTTTGAATGAGTCTTCTAAGAGTTTAAAGTCATTATTGGTTTTATTAAAATCATCTTCTAACAATTTAACTTTATGTTCATGATTATCTAATAACTTTGCTGACTCAGTTTCTATCCTTTTTAATGTTATATCTGTCTTCTCTTTAATTTCTTTAATATATTTATCAAAAATTACATTTTCATATTTAAATAAAGTATTATTTATTTCAAAATTAATTATTTTTATAGATTCACTTATTTTATTGAGAAAGGAATTTAGTATCTCAGTAGAAGATTGTAAATTTAAAAGAAGTTCTCGAAAAGCAAATATTTCTTTATTAATTGTTTTATTTTCTGTTATCTTTTTTAATTCAAAATAAGCTTTTATAGTTGAGTCTGTTTTAATAGTAATCTCATTTATTAAATTTGAAATTTTTACAAGATTTACTTGCATTAAATTTAATTCATCTTCTGTAGGATTAGATATTGGTTTGGAATCTTTAATAGTAAAATTAAAAGTTAAATCACTTAAATAAGCATTGTTATTAATATAATCTCTAGCTATGTCTAAGTTGTTAATAATTAATTTAATTAAACCTCTATCCGTGTTAGTAATATTTTCATTTGTTATTAAATCCCCTAGTGTATTAATTATATTTTTTAAAGAATTTAGTGCGCTATGTTGCATTCTAATAGTATTTAAAAGATCACCCAACCTAGATTTAATATTTGTGCTTTCCACCATAACTTCCCCAAAAAATATAAAAAATAGTAATGCACTATATTGACATAGCAACTCACTATCGAGCAATATGTATGTACACAGCAAAATCTGTGTACAGGCGTAGGAACCTGTTTATATATACTCAGAGCGCAAAAATGATAGTCGCTTATGCGACGTTTTTTTTGCCTAAAATGTCTGATCTGATAGACTCTCTATGGTAGATCGGGCAGGGCAGCTTCGGCTGGCCGTTCTCTGAGTACGGTATTCCTACCCCTGTTCGGTCTGCCACCATTACCGTAGGAAGTAATGAAGGTAGGTTTAAAACTTACTCAGAGAACCAAAATTGTGAAAAAACCTTCTACTTTTTCAGCGTCATCATGTCTGTCTAAAGACTTCATCGGCCCAGTGCATCCTCGCACAGTTCTTGGCCATGTTCTTAACTACACTTCAACCCAGCAACACTCTAAGCAAATACAACATGAACCGAGCATTAAATTGTATTTTCATCCCTGTGCTTTAGCATTTATGCTATTTCTCTTTTTAGTTTCTATGTATCTATTAGTTGGGGGGGTAAACGCATGAATGACAATATTATTCCTTATATTCCTATTGCTCCCCGGGTGCAGTCAAAAACAGAAAAAAGCCATGTTGTATGCCAGAAATTTTTTGAAATGATTGATCAGTGTGTAGCGGCTCAAATTTCTTTTAACCACGATACACAAACTGGCTGTTTATCGATTAGTCCAGATCAGATTAATGATCTTCTGGCTGAAATTTCAAAACACGAACATTCACATAACTCCATAGATATTCAGATACTAAAACAATCGTTAAATGACCTGATATATCCTAGATTTAACGGAGAGCTCACCCTAACAAGCCCTATCTGGAACAAAGAAGAAGTGAGGGTCTGGCAATTTCAATTAAATCAAATTGCCAATGGAGTAAATATGGAAATTTCACGTAATGAAGCAGAACAACTACTTGATAGCTCAATCAGTGCGCTAAGAATATGGCGCCAGTCTCTTGAGGCAACTAAAAACAATCCAGAGGTGACTTATAGTGCTAACGATTTAGTCTATAAACTGCTGGATTTAGAAGTAAAACTTCAAAAAGTTCAAAGAGTCGTAGAGCAATAAAAAAAGGCCCCACATAGTGGGGCCTTTTTGTTTGAGCTACTTGAGTTATTTTCTCTCAATATCTTTGGCATAAGCCCTGCTTAAACCGAGCAACGCATCTTTTCCTTCTGGCGTTAACTGTCTGAATGCTTTCAGCAATAAACTCTCTTCACTCGTTAAGCCACTAAAATCCGGATCAATCCCTAACAGCACATAGCGAATATCAATTCCATGCTTATGCAGCTTAGATAAATATACCCACTGATCCGGCACTTTATTGCGTACATAGTTTCCCAGCGTATTTTCATGTGCATCGATATCACGTGATAAAGATTTAGCTTTCAAACCATTGCGCTCTAATTCCTGCTTAAAACGTTCCGATATATCTATTGCTAAATCGGACATATATTTCACCCTTTTATATTGAAAGACTAAATATTTATGCTATAGTGAATCGTAGCACATCACTATAACCGCAAGGATACTGTATGAGTACTAAAAATTCACCGTCTAATCGACCACGGTCAAAAAAAATTACCGGTGGACGTGTCGCCTGTATTGTTTATTTTCCACCTGAAGAAGTCGCTGAAATTGACAACGCATGCGAAAAAACCGGCATGAGCCGTTCAAGTGTTATTGCCCAAGTGTATTACCAAGGCAAAAGTCCAGAAATACAAAATCAACTCGAATTCAAACAGTAGGAGAGTTTAGCCATGTCTTTAAAAAAACAAAAACGGCTTAATCGCTACAACATCAATCTAACAGACACTGAATCTGATCTGTTTGTTGCTGCATCAAAGCTCTCTGGAGTGCAAGTGGGCACCATGCTACGTCAAATCGTAGTCAAAGAAGCATTAGCTACACTGATCGCAGCAGATGCTCAGGAAGAATTTAACCTAGACGACTATCTAAAAAAAGGCGCATCAGATCACCTTTCAAGGAGCTGAAATATGCCCACTCATGAAATGGCACTTTCTGATCGAGAGAAAGAGCTCATAGAAGAAGTTAGAGAGTTGATGGGCTTTTCTTCAATAGAAGAGACCATCGAGTTCCTTGCAAGAGAACGTTTAAAAGAAATGTTAGCGAAACTTGCAGGACAAGAAGTTAAACAAAGTCGGCACTATTACTAGGTAAGTCAATAAATGTTTCCAGAAACTCAAATTCTCGCAGTTGAACGCTTAACGCAGGAATTCGGCTTTAAGCAGCAGGGCGATAAACTGCGTCAGGGCAAATGTCCATCCTGTGGGAAGAAAGAATTATGGGCCAGTGCAGATGCTCCGTGGGTGATGCACTGTCCACGAACTAATAATTGTGGAGAGCAAATTTACATACGCGATATATATCCAGACTTATTTGAAAAGTGGGAAAAACGGTTTACACCAACTCAAGAGAATCCGACAAAAACTGTTGATGCTTATCTAGTAGAAGGGCGAGGTTTTCCATTAGATCAGTTGAAAGAATTAAAATATTCCCAGGAGTATTACAAAAGCCCTGAACATAATGTCGGATCAGTCACATTACGCTTTCCAATTACTGATCAGGAAGGCAATGAAGGCTGGTGGCAACGTATTCTGGATGATCATGGTGTTTTGCAGAAAACAACATTTAAATGGAAATGGCCATCGCAGAATCACGCTTGGACTACTCCTAACACGAATTATATCCAATCTAAAGAAATCTGGATTACTGAAGGAATCTTCGACACTATCGCATTATGGTTATCAGGAATTACTAGCTTCTCAGCATTAAGTTCTACTAATTACCCAGCGATTTTTCTTGATGAGATTGCTCGAAAATGTGCGGAGCAAGAATTACCTTTACCCAAGCTTGTATGGGCATTTGATAACGATAAATCTGGTCATGAAGGTATTCATAGGAACATAGCCAAAGCTATGGAAGACGGCTTTGAGTGTTCTGTGGCTCTACCACCAGGAGGGAGAAAGAAAACAGACTGGAATGATCTCTATAAGCAAAATCGTTTAGGCTTTCATGATCTAGAAACATATAAATACTATGGCAGCTTGCTTGTTGCAGAGAAACCTGTGGATAAATCTATACTTATCTACAAGAGGCATGGCAATAAGGCATTTCCATTTGATTTTAATAATCAGGTGTTCTGGTTCAAGTTAGATAATGAAAAGTACGATGAGTACATGAAAGGTATCGACTTTGAAGATGACAATAAAGACTGGCTTGAAGAAGAAAAGGAAAAGGCTAAGGCCGAACGTCGTGAAGCGGCACTGCAGGCTGCAGCTAATGTCACTAAAATTATTAATTGTAAGCCAACAGCTTTGTATTATCAGTACAGTGAAGAAACTGATGAAGCTTGGTATTACTTTAATATTGATTTTCCAAGAAATGCAAAGTCTGTAAAAAATACCTTTACTGGTTCACAACTTGCAGCTGCTGCAGAATTTAAAAAGCGTTTGCTAGCGGTCGCACCAGGTGTAGTTTATACCGGGAATGGCACTCAGCTCGACCGTTTACTTGAGAAGTGGATTGAAGACATCAAGCGTGTTCAACTCATTAACTATGTTGGCTATCACAGTGACTTGAAAACTTATGTGCTGGGTGAGTTGGCATATCAAAATGGCAAGCAGTACAAGATCAACAATGAAGATTATTTTGAACTACCTAAAAATATTAACCTGAAAAGTCGTGCGCCTTTTGAACTAAAAATAAATGAAAACCAGTCGGAATATCAAAGGCAATGGATTACGGATCTAATTGATGCCTACGGCCCAAAAGGTTTGATTGCACTTACTGCTTTTTTTGGCAGCTTGTATGCACAGCAGATCCGTCACGCTAATAAGTCATTTCCATTTTTTGAAATTGTAGGGGAGCCAGGAACAGGTAAATCCACATTACTTGTATTTTTATGGAAACTCTTTGGACGGGTGAAGTATGAAGGTATGGACCCAGCCAAATCTTCAAAAGCCGGCTTACTCCGTACATTTAGGCAGGTTTCCAACTTACCAGTGGTCTTACTTGAGTCAGATCGTAAAGGGGAAAATGGAGTTAAGCAGTTCGACTGGGATTCCTTAAAAACATTATATGACAGTGGTTCACTCGGTGCTCAAGGGGTAAAGAATGGGGGTAATGAAACCTATGAACCGCCTTTTATGGGAACCCTAATCATGAGCCAGAATGCTGAAATCATTTCGACAGAAGCAGTCATGGGACGTATCGTTCAGACTAAATTTTTCAAAGATCAACTTACAAAATCTGGTTTATATGCTTCTCGTCGTCTTGAAAAGTATGAACCTGAACACGTCAGTCAATTTATTTTGAAATGTTTAAATAAAGAGAAAGCAGTTCTTGAGACTTACAGCCTAAGCTTGCAGAAATATGATGAGTTTTTACATCAGGAACAGCACAAAATCCAAAGCTCGCGCATTGTTCATAACCATGCACAGCTTATGGCGTTATTTGATGCTCTATGTACAAATATCGTTGAAGTGCCGGCACAGGTACAAAAACAGGTACATGCAGAAATTTTAAACATGGCTCAGCTCAGGGACAAAATCCTCAAGTCAGATCCAGTTATTGTTCAAAACTTTTGGAATACGATTGAAGAAATGGAAGATGCCATTCCGAAGCTGGAGCATGCTGAGAGTGTGGTCAATCATTCAGCAAAAACGGATCTATTTGCAATTAACTTTGCCCACTTATACAAGATCGCAGCGGATTACCGATACTCATTGCCTGACGTAAATGAATTACAAAATGCCTTACGACATAGCATGCATTACCGTTTTATTGAAGCCAACAAAGCCATTCAAAGCAAGCTCACCAGTTCGACCAAACGCTGCTGGATCTTTGAAAAGCCATCAACACACAAAGATTAATTTTTTAGGTCGCACAGCCAGAGCTGCAACTCGAAGCTGTGCTGTACATCAACTCGTTGGAGAACGAAACAATGCAAACTGATTCTAAACCAGAAATGGAATCGAATTTAACTAAAGTTTTAGCTATCCATAGCGAAATGCTGAAGACAAATCATTATTGCTATTTTGAACTAGCCTATACACGTTACACAGAGTGGATGGTCTGGATATGTAGTAATGCCCGTGAACAAGATCCAAATCGAAAAGTTTTACTTAATGGCCAAGGAGACACACCAGAACAAGCCTGCAAAAGTGCTTTAGAAAATTATTATCTTGGAGAGGAAAATAAACATGTCTAAAGGAAAAAATATTTCTGAACTAACGCTAGAGCAAATAAATGGTTTAATCCAATATTTAGAAGAAATTTATCTGAAGTATAAAAAAAATATTCCTATATTTCTGGATCTAGATGAAGCGGGAGTTGGATTAGAAGTAAGCCTTGCAAATGGTGAAAGCTTCTCTTTTAACTTGGCTGAATTGAAATTAAGAAGGGCAGAGTTAGAAGGTGAAATTCTTGATCCTAACGTCTTACCGTTTATAGACCCAGAGAGGAGATAATATTCATGTTTTATGTTTCTCCTGATCATTTTCTTGCAATAGAAGCTTATGAAAAGGTTAAACAGCTCAGAAATAGCTATGTACATATTATGGGTGCGAGCTATGGCATTAAAGGCCAAGAGCAGTATTACATTTCTGGAATAGTCGGAAATAATTCTGAAGGCGGTTTTAACCGGCTTGACTGGTTAACTGAATACGAAATACTGAATAGCTTAGATTCTTAGAAACAGTCTTCATTTTTCTAACCTTTATGCACCTCTTATGCACCTCCTAACCGAGGTGCATTTCTCTAAAATATCTCTCAATAAATTTAAATACTTAAATGTAGGTACCTTTATGTCTGCAGGACTAGAAATCCGTGGTAAAAGTATGCGGATCTGGATGAAACCAATCCCAAATGAACCAGTAATTAAAGAAACCCTGGACTGGTCATTTACTCCAGAGAATCAACACAGAGCAAAAAATCTAGCGGATCTCATTAAACTAGAGATCCAACTAGATCAATTTAGTCTGGCCAAACACTTTCCAAATTCAAAGAATTTAAGAAAAAATCAGATCAGTTACTATGCTCAACAATATCTTGATATGACAGTCAAAGAAGTGGCACCGAGTACTTATGATTCTTACTATGGCCATGTTAAAAATCATATCAATCCAAAATGGGGCAAAGTACATCCTAAGGATATTAATACCAATATGCTTAAACGCTGGATACAGCAATTGAAAGAAACACTAAATAATAAAACTGTGCGTGAAATTTTGACTAGGTTTGCACAAATCCATGCACTCTGGAGAGATGAAAACCAGCAAGCCTATAATCCTTTCCAAAATATTGTGATTCAGCAAGCTGATACACCAGAGCCAGATCCGTTCAATAAAACTGAAATAGCACTGCTACTGAATACCCAAACGGATCTAGATATAGAACACTTATTGCCATGCCTCTTCTGGACAGGGTTATCAATGTCTGAACAGATTCCAATAGCTTGGGAAGATATAGACCTAGAGAAAGGTACGATATGGGTATCTCGTTCTTATGTTCGTGGTGTTTATCGGGTAACCAAAAATAGGCGTAGAAAGCGTGAGGTAAAACTCTTGCAACCAGCAATTAACGCACTCAAGAAGCAATATGCCATTACAGGAAACCGAAGAGCTAAAATTATTCAAGTACTGCAGAGGGATAATAAAAGTTATAAACAGGAAAAGGTACGTTTTGTCTGGATTAATCAGGAACAAGAAGACCATTTCGAATATCATGAATTACGATATCGCTGGAACAAACATTTAAAAAAGGCAAAGGTTAGACATAGGGGAATTAATCAGGGCCGACATACATTTGCCAGCCAGCTGCTCACCAGTGGCCAAGTACCTCCGGAATGGATTGCTGATCAGCTTGGCCATGCAGATACTTCAATGATTTATAAACACTATGGAAAGTTAATTGCTGAAGACCTACCGGACTATCTAGCAAGAATAAACAATTACATTAACCAGTAA